CTACTGGAAACTCATATGAACACGGACCGCAAGGATTTGATTTGTAAGGAGTCAAATTATCTTGAAGCTTTCTCGATGCCTACCTTTCTGGGCTTGAGAAAACCAGTAGTCTATAACTCGTGTGCTGGCAATGAGGAAGCAGCAATGAGGTATAGATACATGAAAGAAACACCAAAGTTTGGACTGAATAAATCTGTTTTTAAGGTGGCCTTAGCTGAAACAATCGCAAAGTTGAAACAGCATGGGCCATTTGAAAAGATGGACCCGACTGATTTTATGAAAACGAAAACAGGAAAATTGGGCAAGAGGTACCGTGAAGCTTTGGAGAGTTTGTTTCACGATGGCCTTGACCTTAGAAAGGACTCAAGGATAATGCCTTTCATAAAAAATGAAAAGTACTTTGAGGAAGGAAAATTCCCTAGGCTGGTTTACAGCCGGAATCCAAAGTTTGGAGCCATGTGGGCTCTCTTCATATTACCCATTGAGCATGCGTTGGTTGAGCTTGAACAAGTTCAGAAAGGAAAGAACTTTCTGCAACGAGGAGCAGCCTTCGCAAAACTCATTTACGTCCGGGGTATATATATGCTGAAAACGACTTTTCTCAGTTTGAAGGATCACAGAGAATAGAGCTTTTTGACGAAGTTCAATTCGAATGCTTCATACAGCTGATGGAGCCATGGTTGTTAGAAATTGACCCTCTTTATGAGGAGAAACTACACAAACACGGCTGGACTCTTCGGGGCCTGTGGTACTATTTATATGCACTTATGGCCTCAGGGGACTTCGAAACAGGAGCTTTCAACACAATTTTCAATATGGTCTCTTGCAGATATTTTGAAATTGTGCATGGCTTTGGAAACTTTAATTTCATAGTTGACGGAGATGACAGTGTCATCCGAGTCCCTCAAGACTGTGAATTGAAGAACACCTTTGCTGACTTTGGTTTTGATGCCAAATTGATAGTTAAACACGACTACAGAGATGTTGATTTTTGTTCCTCACGGTTCATTCAAATCTCTCCAGGAGTTTTCTATCAGGTACAAAATTTGACTAAGCTACTTGAATCCATCCCATATATGATTAACACAAACTTTAATCAAAGTTTGGCTGATTATTATGGTTCTCTTGGATTCATGTATGCGACGTTATACAAAGGAATTCCTGTTTTTGAAGCACTAGGCAAGTTTTTAATGACTGCTAGTGATAGATACTTTAATTTCAAATTGGTTGAGACCGTGCACTATGGTGCCAGCACGGCATTCAAAACACATCAAACTTTTGATGTTTTGAAGGAAGTGGCACTTGTGGAGGTGTCAATGGCGTTTGGGCTGACGCTAGTCGAGATGGCAGAATTAGAGAGTTTCTTTGCCACCTCATATCTGGGTTTTGATCCTCAATACTGCAAACCTTACAAAAGCAGGGACAGGGTTCAAGAATTTAGCGTTCCTGATGAA